AGTCACCAGCTCTACCAGTAAATCCATAGTATTTGGTTGTTCCGTCAGTATCCTTATCAGCTACATTGTATGATCTAGTTAGATCATCAAGACCTTCTTTTCTCTTACCTCCTCCTCCGCCTACCGTAACTATGGAAGCAGCAATCTCTTTAGCGATAGCCTCAGACAATTTCTTATAATCAATCTCTTTTGCTGGAGCTGGCATCAATGAGGCTAGTTTCTCATAGTCAATCTCTTGTTGTGTAACGCTTACATTCGCAGGAGGCACTACAAGCCTCTCTGCCTTTGGAGAAGCTACTTTGATGGTAGGACTAAGCTTTAACGCTTTAACAGCCTCTACGACTGTCTGCAGGTCTTTGCCTAAGGCTTTAATCTCCTTAGTTGGTTGATTACTTACTCTAATGTTCTTTGGATACTCTTTTTGCTTAGGGAAGTTGTTAACCTTTATTTCCTTTGGATATGGTAGTTGCTTAGAGGCTACTGGAAAGTTATCCACATTGATAGAGGTTGGGAATTTGAACCCTCTAATCAGCTTTAACACAGATTTTTGTAGAACATTGCCTTGTATGAGCTCTTTTTCGACTCTCTTCTGATTAGTTACAGTTACTATCCCGTTTACCTTTTGAACCTTAGGGAAGTTTGTTACTCTAGTTGGGTATGTGTGAGCCTTTAGAGCCGAAACTGAGTCTCTACCAGTATTATAGATTGTATCTTGGATGTTCTTAACGATGTTGTGTAAGAGCTTAAATTCCATTTAGCTCCTTATACGATATTCTGTAAGTTATATCCTTGACTCGGAAGTCCTTGTTGGTCTGCTCCAGCGGGGTTAAATCCAGGAGCACCAGGAGCACCAGGAACAGCGGGCAACTGAGGTTGCTTCATCATCGCCAATTCTTGCTTGGCCTGAATGTGCTTTAGATGACCTTCAACATACTTCTCAAGAACAGTTATTACTTGAGGAGGTAGATTCTCGATATCACCGAAGTATACGTTAGCGGCAATAATCAGGTCTTCGTGAGCATCTCTAACCTTAATCTCAGGAGGTTGACCCCTTTCAATCATAGCTATATCTTTTTCTGACTTCTCATCTATGGAGGTAATCACGTTCTCAATATTATCCAATTCTGGAGTAGCATCAATCAGAGCCTCAACCATAGGAGTTACATTAACTTGCACATCTCCTTGAGAAGCAGTCTCTACTCCCTGTAGCACTGTAATAGAGTTTTGTAGCGAAGCCTGTCTTGAGGCTGGGGTCTGTTTCTGTATCTTCTCTGAGTTGACCTTGACTGTGAAATTGGCATTAACAAGTGCTGGGTCAATGGTGATAAGCTCGGAGACTCCACGCTTACCCGTAACTGAGAATGATTGCTCCTCTGTTACATATTGGGCGTTAAGAGCCAGGAAGTGTTCTCCCATCTTTTTGAGTACTTGCTCTCCGAAGAGATCAATAATCATCTTCATATTCTCATCAATATTTTGATCAATAATCTGAGCACCTCTAGCAGTTTGATTGATCTGTTGACCAGATCCACCTGCACCAGATGAGTATAGTGAGGAGATACCACCAGCCTTCTCGATCTTTTGACCTAGAAGCTCTGCAACTCCAGTAGCTGCACGAGTATTATCTGTAGTTCTAATCTGTTGAATCTGAGAAGCATCGCCCATAACACGAATTACTCCGTCTGGACGTTTCCTGAATTGCCAGTCGGGAGTCTGAGAGGCGGCTGATCCAGCTACCCACATATCAGTATTAACCTGACGAATGTTAGTCATTGTCTGGTTAAGTATCTCAGTGGCTGCGATCTGTAGGTCTCCTACAACATCAACTAGAGCCATGCAGTAGAACTCATCATCCTCTGGAAAAGGAGCGAACTCAATAAATGGATAGTGTCCGTGCCAGTAGGGTGAGGTTGTATCTATATTAACGATCTCATTTTTGTCAGTATTAGTCTCTGATCCATCACTTATGTTCTCAATAGGAATGTAGTAAATTTCTCCATCTGGGGTGTGCATACACATCATAGGAACAGAAGCTTGCTTAAACGTCCAGTCATCTTCTGCGTCGTGGTCAGTAGCCTTGTCATGCTCATACTCTAGCAACTTATCAGTAACTCCAGATTTCTTTAGTTTCTCTAAGAAGTCCTTTTTCCAGTATTCTGACTCTCCCTTTTCCTTTAGTGCCTCATTCTCATTAAGCATCTCGCCAACATTCTTGTCAATCAACTCTATTAGATATGGTTGTTCATAGATACTTGGGATATTCCTGTTTGGGATTAGGATGTTGTTAAATCGAACAAACTTAGCCTCAGCTCTATTGGTTATATCTCTGAGAATTTTTCTACGAACTTCCTTTTGCTCTAATTGTTCACTTTCCTTCTCGTCTTGTAGATCAGTAGCACCATTAACAGCTTTGATAGTTGGTTCTATGTCTTCCATCTCTTTGATCTCTAATGCCTTCTCATACTTCCAGCCAGTCTTACAGTAACCTTTACCAGCTAGATAAGCCGAATAGAACATCCTGTAAAAGAGGGTTGTGGTCATTAACTCGCCAACTTCCCAATTAACAAACTGTTGGTTCACTTCGCGAGACTCCATATCAGCACCATGCTTAACATCTAGGCGTATAGCACTCATAGAAGGGTTAGACCTCGAGAGGTAGTTCCTAACTAATGGGAATACCTGCGGATCAACCAGGGAATAATCCCAGTCATAGTTATCATCAACATTTAGGATACCCTTATATAAGTTCTTGTTTACCTCGACATTGTCGAAAACATCCTGACTTAACTCTTTACACTTCTGGTATCTTCTACGAATTGTGTCTGATTTACTGGGTTTGTTTGATTTTGCCATATACTCACAATCTTAATGGTTCTTAACTCCCTTTGTAGCTCTCTTTTTACGCTTACTGCTATAACCAGCTACATATAATGCTGATTTAGTGCGTACAGTATCCAATACTCTCATATACTGGCTTCTGCTTAGGTTTATTACCTTAGCTAGTGATCCGTGGTCTATTTGATAGCCACCATCCCTAAGTAACTGGAACATAAAGATTATCTTCTCCCTAGACTCTAGGTTGCATAGGATCTGTAAAACCATCTCCTCATACTGGATATTATCTTCTATCCTCTTTTTTTCAAGTCCATGATCTCCAGCATCAAAGCCAATGTCATTATCAGTAAGACCACTCTCTAATACTGAGAAGTTTACAGTTGAGGGAACAAAGTCATTGATACCCCTGTGTAGTTTTAGTCTTTTATTTCCCATTATTTCCTTACTAACTTCCCATTAACAACTTTGAATGGGGAGGTGATTTTCTTATGAGTATTAGTTTTCTCTTCAAGAGATAGGTGATTTCTTGATTTCAAGTTCTGCCTATAGTGAAGAAGCGTATTAGCTCTAGCAAACGTGTATCCGTTAAACATAGCCCTAACCCAGAAATCCCAGTCTTCGTAAACTGGTAGCTCTCTGAATCCATTTAGTTTCTCATATACTCGTCTGTGCATCATTGAGGTAACTACCAAGGCACACGTCTTACCAGTGATGTACTGAGGGGTTATCTCTTTTGGTGAGTCAACTAGCTTGGGTCTCTCTATTGCTCCAAACTTTAGAACATTGGGGTAGGCAATATCGCAGTTGTTGATAATCCTCCCACACTGTTCTATAAAGTCAGGTGCTAGTTTATCATCAGCATCTACAAATAAGAGGAGTTTACCTTTGGACATCTTTACACCAATATCCCTAGCCTTGGCTACTCCTACGTTCTCTGGGAGCATAATAGAGGTTGCTAGTGCGTGTGCTCTAGGATCTTTTGAACAATCATCAACCAAGATTACCTCAAGAGGTTTAACTGTCTGCTCCTTGATAGAGTCCATGCACTCTACTATCTGATCGGCGGGTTTATTCCAAGAAGTTACGACAACAGATAGGTCTGCAATAGAAATTTTAATATCCTCCTTTGTGAGATAAATTATGTCCCCAAGTGGTGACATCCTCTGGTAGCTCCCTACCAAAAGTCTCAAAATAATGACATGCCATACATAAAGTACGACAATTATCTAGGTTAAATCTTAATTCTGGGTAGTCAGCCCAAGACATGATGTGTGCAACTTGCAATTTTCCTCCAAATCTCTTCAAGATAACATTTTCTACACCTAGTAGCATTCCTACTCCTACTCTTAAGTTCGTTTCCGCATTCACATTTTCTTGGTCCACCTCTCCAAGACGAGCTGTTTTCCCCAGAGATATCTGGTCTCTTCTTGCCAGTCCAAAAACCCACCATGCCTTTCTTTGACTCCCAGTAACACTTCCTAGAGCAATACTTGTTTCTAGTTCTGTTATCTTTCTTCTGGTTACACCATATGCAGTTGGTCATTTTGATTTCTTAACAGTATTCTTATTACTATACTTCCTTACTACAGACTCATTAGTTGAGCGAGTGAACTTGTGAATATCCTCTACAAGCTTCTCAACGGCTTCTAATCTCTCTTTTAGAGCCTTTAACTCTATCGGGAATGTTCTAATTGCATCCCTGGTGCGTGGGTCTAAACTCATCTCAACCTCCTTTGTATGCTCCTACGGCTTGTTAAATTACGACCACCTTTATCCGCCCAGCTAGGAGCATCTTGCTGAACTTGATTAAAGGCTTCTAAATTAAGGAAGAAATACTCCATAGCAGTTGACGAGTGGCTCGTAAAATCGTGGATAGGCTTAATTACTGGAGAAGTTGCCTGTGAGTCTTCTTTGC